TGGCATAATGATGCAGGACTTGCAACTCAATACAAACCCGTAAGTGTTGGTAATCGTCAAGACGGTCTAGCACAAGACTTTGTAAATGAGAACATTGAACTTGTAAGGAAACTTTCATTCGTGGTTCAACTGAGTGACCCTGATGATTATGAAGGCGGCAACCTGCAACTGCTTGATGAGGCAGGGAATAGTTATATTGCTCCCCGTAAGCGTGGTACTGTCATTCTGTTTGATTCCCGCACGATGCACCGTGTTCTTAAAGTTACAAAAGGAACCCGTAAGAGTTTGGTAGGTTGGACTTGCGGCAAGAGATGGAAGTAATGAACATCGGTGGATATATAAATACTTCCACCGATGTTCTATAAAAATATGGAAAATCATTATGTTTATTATTCTTATGAGGAGTTTGGTAGAGGTTACATAGGTTGTAGAACTTGTGAATGTCTTCCAGAAAACGATGACTATCTTGGTTCTTATTGCGACAAAACTTTCAATCCAACAAATAAAATAATTCTTGAAACTTTCTCTACAAGAGAAGAAGCACTTCAAGCAGAGGTAGATTTGCATAAGTTTTATCAAATAGATAAAAATCCACACTTTGCAAACAAATCACAGCAAAAAACAACTGGGTTTTACTATTCCGAAAAAAAATTTGGTGAAGAAAATCCATTCTATCAAAAACATCATACAGAAGAAACAAAAAGTAGAATATCTCAGGTTGGCAAAGAAAATAAAGGTTGGGTTGAAGGAAGAAGAACATATCAAGGAGAAAACAATCCTTTTTATGGAAAAACGCATTCAGAAGAGACAAGAGAACTTTTGAAAGAAAAAATTACTGAAACTTGGAAAACCCAACAACATCCTTGGCTTGGTAGAAAACATAGTGAAAAATCAAAAGAAAAGTTTAGAGAAAACAACAAAGGAGAAAAGAATCCAAACTTTGGTAAAAAACATAGTGAAGAGACACTTATGAAAATGAAAGAAGCAAGAAAACTTTGGTGGGAAAATAAACGCCAACAACAAACGGAGGCATAAATTATGGCAGAACAAATGTCGGAAGAGCAACTACTATGGCAGGAGCGTCAGAATACGGGAACTGCTTGGACTCGTAACGAATCCTTTGAGAAGAATGGATACTTGGTCATCAAGAATCTATGGGATGCAGAAGAACTCTATCATCCTCTTCCACAAGAAAAAGGACAGATTAACTACTGGGGCAAACAGGTAGATCAGTTTAATCATACCCCAGTAGAACAACAGGTTGAAGGTTCACTGGCACGTTATTGGCACCCACAGTATCGTCAGATTCATACTGGTATTCGTCTCAAACTTGAAGAAGCACTGGGACGGAAACTTTATAATACTTATTATTATGACCGTTATTATTTTCCAGGACAGGAACTGACTCGTCACGCAGACCGTGATGCCTGTGAGATTTCTGTGACAGTTCATATCAGTACCAATCTGGAAGGGAAGGATGCTGATTGGCCCATCTGGATTAAAACTCCCGATACTTATGCCGATAAGAAGAAGACACAAGTATTAGTTCCTGGTGAGAATCGTTCTGTGGTTCTTCAAGCAGGCGATGGAATGGTTTATAAAGGTTGTGAACGCCCTCATTGGCGCGATGCAATGCCTGGTGCAAAGAAGAGTAAGAAACTGTTTGGTAAGAATACAGAACCTTATTACCATCAAATCTTCTTCCATTATGTTCTTCAAGATGGACAACGTGCTCACTGTGCTTGGGATAGGGCACGATGAAAACACCACTTTTTGAATACCCTTCTTATCAATATCAGATTGATGATTGGTCTTTCAAAAAGAAGGGACTTCTTAATCGCATCAACTCTCAAAAGTTTGTAAGAACCACACTGCAAACTTTTGAGACTGACAGACAGACAAACAAAAAGTCATATCTACATTACTTTCAAGACCTCATCAAACCTCAACTATTTGAGTTTTGCCAGGAAGCACAAGTTTCTTGCAGTATGACTGATGCCTGGTCTGTGAGATACAAACAAGGAGACCACCAGACGATTCACAACCATCGCAGTTGGGGATTCTCTGGTGTTCTTTATGTGGAGTTTGATTCAAAGCATCATACTCCGACTTGTTTTGTTGCTCCCTGGCAGGATCCAAGAAGTGATACAACAACTCTTGCATATCCACAAGATGTCAAGGAAGGAACAATAGTTATCGTCCCTTCTTATACATTACACTTTGTTCATCCCAATCAATCAAGAAAGCAACGAACCATTATATCTTTTGATTTACTTCCCAAACTTCCAGACCATCAAGCAATAAATACTTGAAAAAAATGGCAAAGTATCATATTCAACATACACAAGACTTTGGTATGGGTGGATCCGTGATTGTTTATTATCAGGGAGAAAACCGCTGGACAACTGTTCACGAGCACCGAAAGGTTTATAACCGAAAAGCAGATGCTACCAAAGAACTTTATGATTTTGGTGGTAAGATTGTAAAGGATGTGACTTATGATCCCAATGCAGTTGATGGTGACGGTGATGGGATTGTACAGGAAGGAACTGAGTTTGAGAGACCAGTAGAATAAATAGTTGAAAATCTATTTTTAAGATGGCAAACTATCATATTGCTAAGACCCAGAACATTCAGGGAACTGAGAAGACCATTTATTTTCAAGGTGATTATAAGTGGTCAACAAACTATGATGACCGTAAGAGATATACGAATAAATCAGTAGCAACCTCTGAGATCTATGATTTCGGAGGTACTGTTGTAACTGAATAAATAACTGAAAAGTATAACTCAAAATGTCTGAAATAAGAGTTAATAATATTAAAAATGAGGCAGGAACTGGTGCTCCTACATTTCCAAATGGAGCAACAGTTCTTGGCACACTCACTGGTACTGCTACGACTGCGACTTATGCTGGAACTGCTGGTATTGCAACTTACGCTGGAACCGCTGGAATCGCAACTTACGCTGGAACTGCTGGCATTTCAACCGTAGCACAAAACTTAACTGGAACTCCTGATATTACTGTTGGAAGTGTTGTTGGTTCTGCACTCACAGTATCTGGGATTTCAACATTAACTGATTTAAGATTGGCATCGGTTGCTGATAAGGTCACTGTTGCAACCAATAACTCACCATCACTTGCCTATAATACTGGTGGTGGTAATATTGCCGTTGTTTATAATGCAACTGGACCAATCACTTTGAGTGTGACTGGTATTCCTACGACGGCAGATTTTAATAATCGTTCAATCAACTTTGCGGTGATTGTTCGTCAAGGTGCGACTGGATATGCTTGTTCAAGTCTTGTTCTGAATGGAGTCACATTTAACTCAACAGCAGCGGTTGGAGTTTCGACTCGTATCTCATATCCATCAGGAACTGTTGCTGCTGGTAGCACTTCTTGCTACGACATCTTTAACTTCATTGGTATTAATACCACTGGTTCTGCATCAACGATGACGAACTATAACTTCATTTCAATCAAGAACGGCGATTTTAGGTTCTACTGATATGGCACCCATTGTAACTTCTCTTGCAACATTAATCAGTCAATTTGGCATTAGTGCTGTTACCTCTGCTGCTCCTAGTGGAGGAACTATAACTTATACTGGTGCGAGCGGAGGTGTTATTAGTGACTATCTAGATGGTTCGACAAGATATAGATCTCACATCTTCACCTCATCAGGAACTTTTACTGTTACTGATCCTGCTCTTACTTCTGTTCAGTATCTTGTAGTCGCCGGCGGCGGTGGTGGTGGTGGATCTGCTGGACCAGGTGACGGACCTGGTGGTGGTGGTGCGGGTGGATTTAGGACAGGTACGTCATTTTCTGTAAGTAGTGGTCCAGGAGTTTATACAGTTACTGTTGGCGCAGGTGGTAATGGTGGAAATAATTCAGGGTATAATGCCGGCATATCAGGATCTCCATCTGTTTTTTCCAGCATAACCTCTACTGGTGGTGGCGGCGGTGGCGCTGGTCCGTCTGGAACTGCACCAGGAGGTTCTGGTGGTTCTGGTGGCGGAACAGGATATCAAGGAACAGCAGGATCTGGAAATACTCCATCAGTTTCTCCTCCACAAGGTAATCCTGGTGGAACTTCAAATAGTGGTCCTCCTTTTGCTGGTTCTGGTGGAGGTGGTGCATCTAGTTCTGGATCAGGAGCTCCATCTGGATCTCAGGGTGGCGCTGGCGGATCAGGATCTCCTAATGTGTATGCCTATGGTCCATCAAATCCTATAACTTATGCCGGCGGTGGTGGTGGCGGCGGCGGATTTAAACTTGGAGGTTCAAATACTGGAGGATCTGGTGGACCAGGTGGTGGTGGTGCCGGAGGATCTTATCCAGGAACAAGCACAGGAACTCCTGGAACTTTTTCTACTGGTGGCGGTGGAGGAGGATCTGCCGGAGATGTTGGTGGTTCCGGTGGTTCAGGAATCGTAGTCGTCCGTTATACGCTCCCTGCGTCTGCTGGAACTGCAAAAGCAACTGGTGGTGCTATCAGTTTCTTTGGTGGTAAGACCATTCATATCTTCACAAGTACAGGATCATTTAATGTTACTTCATCTATTCCATCAGCAGAAGTATTTGTAGTTGCAGGTGGTGGTGGCGATGGTGGTTATGTTGCAGGCGGCGGAGGTGCTGGTGGTATTGCATATAATCCATCTGTTTCTATTCCTTCTACAACATACACAATAACTGTTGGTGCTGGTGGAATATCAGTGGCTAATGGTACGAATAGTTCTGCATTTGGTATAACCGCTATTGGTGGTGCGTATGGTGGGCAGGGTGGCGGTGCCGTTAGTCCTGGATCTTCTGGTGGATCTGGCGGAGGTGGAGGATCTGGTCCATCTTCCGGAGGAAATGCTACACAACCAGCACAACCTCAACCAGCAGGAACTACTAACTATGGAAATCCTGGGGGAGGTGCTACTACTGCGGGTGGATCATATACTTCAAGTGGTGGTGGCGGCGCTGGTGGTTCTGGAACTACTGCAAGTAATGCTTCAACAGGTGGATCTGGTGGGTCTGGAATACAAGCCCCATCTTCATTTAGAAATCCTACATCAACAGTAGGAACACCAGGACCAAATCCTGATGGTTACTACTTTGGTGGCGGTGGTGGTGGAAGTGGGGGATTAAATGCCGGTGGTATCGGTGGTGCAGGTGGTGGAGGAACTGGTGGTACTGTAAATGTGGGTGGAAGTCCCACCACTCGTTCCACTAGTGGTGTTGTTAATACTGGTGGTGGGGCTGGAGGCGAGCGCCTTTCTGCTGGTGGTTCCGGTATTGTCCTCATCGCCTACCCAACATAAATACCTAAAAACCTCCAATGTATATCGGACGACCACAAGCTACGGGACCATACATCAAACTTGATGATATATCAGATCAGTTTAATGGAATCAAAACCACTTTCAATCTGACACTTGGTGGTCAAGCATACTTTACATCAAATCCTTATACATTACTTTTATCACTTGATGGTGTCATTCAAGAACCAGTCGTTTCTTATGTCATCAATGAGAATCAAATCACCTTTGCTGCTGCTCCGTCTTCATCAGGAAGATTTTACTGCATTGTGTTTGGAACCACTCTGAACACCACTGCACTCACAAGTCTGACAATCGGAAGAAGATCAGGAGCAATCACACTCCCATTGAATGGTGATCAACTTGGAATTAAAAAGAGAGATGGAACCAAGGGATTCATTGCATTCAATGTGGCATAAATAATCAAAAGACTATTCAGATATAATGGCTGATAAGTATCCGCTAATTTATAATCCAGATGCGAACCAAATTCAAGAACTCCAACCAGGAGATAATCTTGATGTTGGTAATGCGGGTATTGTAAATGTAAATGGTTTAGTTGTTACTGGTATTGTAACTGCCACAACTCTTAACCAGAATGTAACAGGAATTGTCAGTGCATCTGGTGGATTTAATATTGGTATTCAATCTGGTGGCACAAACATTACCACTGGCGTAATTACTGCAATTAATTTTGTTGGAACTGGTAATAGTGTTATATACAATTCTTCAACAAAAACAGTAGATGTTAGCATCTCTGGTTCTGGTGGTGGTTCGGGTGGTGCTGGCGTTGATCCCGTTGGAGTTACTACAACTTTAATTTGGTCTAATCCTAATGTTGTTAGTACGGCACAAACTTTAACCAGTCCAAATCATAATTATGGAATGTTTGGTCCAGTATCTGTAACCGCAACAATTAATGTTGGTGCTGGTAATACCTTTGTAATCGTATAAAGGAGAGTGAACCAATGTCAAGTTTAAGAGTTAATAAGATTGTTAATCTAAACGATAATGGGCCAGTCGAATTTTCACAAGGTGCCGAACTTCCTGCTGGACAAGTAATTGATGGGCAGGTTGTAATCAATTCTTCTGGTATTGTGACTTCTACTTCTTTGTCTGTGAATGGTAATATGAATTTGACAGGAGTGATTACTGCAACCACATTTGTTGGTTCTGGAATTGGATTGACTGGTGTTCCAGGAACTCCAAATGGGAAAGGAATTGCGTTCACTTTAATCGCATAAGACTATGACAACACCAAACTCTAAGATTCAAGTTGATTCCATAGAAGCTTATGAACCATCAGGGCCTGTTCAAGTTTCCTATGGAGCATCAATTCCTTCTGGTGGAACGTTTGTAGTCAATGGAAATCTTAATACAACCGGTGTTGTAACTTCGACGACTCTTGCCGGAACAAATATGTCTTCTTCTGGAATCATTACTGCTGGAAGACTTTCTGGAAGTGCATCTGGATTAACTGCACTTCCAGTTATTAGTAATGCAAAGTCAATTGCCTTTACATTAATAGGATAAAATTATGTCAAAGATCAAAGTCAATAAAATCACAAATAAAACTGAGGATGGTCCTGTTGAACTAACCAAAGGCGCAACAATTCCTTCTGGAAAGACATTAAATATTACTGGAAATGTAAATGTAACTGGTATATTAACCGCAGCATCTTATAATACAACAAACATAAATGTTACTGGTGTAATTACTGCCACTAATTTTGTTGGGAGTGGAGCAAATTTAACAAGTCTTCCATCAACTACTGCTGGTAAAATGATTGCATATAAGAGAATTTTAGGATACGATGAGTATCGTGCCTGATATAAATAAAACAAAGAAATAAAATTTAGGATAACTATGGCTGCCCCAAATATTGTAGGAGTAACAACGATTGTTGGTGTTACTACGTTTTTGAGTCTTGGAGATACAAACGCTACTGTTCTTGTAAGCAATCCTGCAAACAGTGATTATGTCTACAAGATCAATTCAATCATTGTTGCAAATGATGATGGATCTAGTAGTGCTGACATTACAGTTGCACTTCATAATGCAGCAGCGGGTGGTGGAACTGGATTCAAACTTGCTCATACAGTTGCAGTAGTAGCAGACTCAACGCTTGTTGTTCTCGATAAAGCATCTTCAATCTACTTAGAAGAAAATCGTTCCATTGTAGTCACAGCATCCGCAGCAAACGATTTGGATGTCATTTGTTCATATGAAACCATCATTGACTGATAGGAGATAAAAAATGCCAGAACAAAATGGTCGCTATTCTTATAAAGGATCTGAACCAACATTTCTTCCACACAGAATTACTTTAAGTGATGGTAGATCTAGAACAGATAATACTACTTTTACTGATCAAGAAATTGCGGATGCAGGATTTACCGGACCATATGAGATTCCCGAATATAATTATACAACACAAAAAATAATATGGAATACAGAAACTCTTTCATATTCTATTGAAGATCTTCCTTCACAAGAACCAACGGAAGAAGATTTGTGGTTTGAAATGAGAAGAAAAAGAAATTTTCTACTTTTTGATTCTGATTGGTCTATTTTACCAGACTCTCCTTTATCAGATGAACAGAAAGCAGAGTGGAAATTATATAGAGAGTCTTTAAGAAATCTCCCTCAAAATATAACAGACATTTTATCTTTTACTTGGCCAATTTCTCCAAATGAATCTGTAACGCCAGAGGAATAAAATGACAATAAGGGGATTTAGAAAAAATAATACACTACAAAAAATATGCGGAAATAATACTTCTATAAGTGGTGGTAGTGGAACTTCGGTTTCTCCTGGAAATGGGTATAAGTATGAAGTATATACTGCACCTACAACTTTTACTGTTTCCAATACAAACCTTTACAACACAAGATCAAAAGTAATTAAAAGCACCACTTCTTCAAATATGGAAGTTTTGGTTGTTGGTGGAGGAGGAGGATCTACTAGTAATGGAGCATCTGCAGGCGGCGGTTCCGGAGGTATTGCATACAGTAGATCATATTCAGTATTAACTCCACAACCAATTCAAGTTGGTGCTGGGGGACCATCTCCAGCGGCACCTACTTCAAGAGGTGTTACAGGAGATCCATCTTATTTTGGATCAATAGTGGGAAATGGTGGAGGTGGTGGAGGAGCTACTAGTAGTCCTGGACCAATTTATGGTCCAGGAAGTCCAGGTGGTTCTGGTGGTGGTGCATGTGGTTGGCAAAATTCTCAAACAGGAGGATCTGCTACTCAACCATCAAATCCAACTCTTGGGGGATTAGTATCTAATTATGGATTTGGTAGTGGTATTTCTGGTGCTCAGCCATATTACAGTTCTGCTGGTGGCGGAGGAGCAGGTTCAGTTTCTTCTGATGTTTCACCAGTTCCAGGTGGTTATTCTACTCCTGGTGGATATGGTAGGTTTTATTCCCAATTTTCTTCTCCTTTGATTTCTCCACTTATTCCATCACCAGAAAGAACAAATTGGTCTTCTCAAGTAGGAGGATCTGGTGTTTATGCAAGTGGGGGATCTGCTGGAAGTACAGGACCTAGTTATAGTAGTCAACCATATCCAGTTGCTGCTGTGGTAGGCGGCGGTGGCGGTGCTGCTAGTGGTAGTGGAGGACAAAATTATACAGGTGGTGGATGTGGTGGAGCAAACTATCCACCAGGATCTTCTGGACCAAAAGGTGGAGATGGAATTGTTATTGTTAGATATCAAACTCCAATAGATCATGGAGATGGAACAGCAACAAATCCAATAAAAGATGCCGTGGGATTGAAAAATATTTCAACATCTGGAAACTATTGGTTTAAAACATCTTCAATGGCACAATCTGTTGAGTATTATGTCGATACTGCAACGGGAGATGGTAATTGGATTAGAGTATTTTTGGCGGCGCAGGATAATTATGATACAACTTCTTTTAGTTGGGGTAGTTCAGAAACTCCAAATTTAATTTCAAATTCATCCAAGTTTATGTATTGTTATGTAAATACTTCCACAAATGCAACCACACAAGCCTGGTCTTGGTGGTTTTTTGATGGAACATCGGACTCTAATTATGCATCTTTTAGAGATTATCCTCCATTATATCACGGTGGCGTAGGATCCCCTTTAATAACGAGAATAAGTGCTCTTCGTTTATCAACAGACACACCTTATATTGGTTATTATCTAAGAACTGGATATTCTTCTTTTGGTAATGTTTGTGATGATAGTAGAAGTGGAACTTATGGACAAATTTGTTTAAAAGGTTCAAATACTTCATCTTCAACTGGAACAGGAGGACTCTTAGATTTTCCATTTTATAATGCATTTTCGTCTAGTGCAGGAGACTTCTGTGCAGGTTCTGATGAATCATATAATGGTTCATCGTGTAGTTCTACAAGAAGATTTGGAGTTTATGTGCAGATATGATTTATATAACTTATAATGATTCTTTAAACATATTAAAAAACTTGGAATCAAAAACAAATATACAATGCTTCATTATTAGAAAAAAATCTTGCCCTTTTTGTGATGACTGGTTCAAAGTTAATCAAAAAGGATTTGATGAATTAATCAAAACTGACTTTGATGTTTATGTTTTAGATACTGATGTGGAAAATATTCCATTTCCACCTCTTATAAGTCCTACATTATATTTTTATCATCAAAATTTTAAATTTCCCTTTATACGGCAAGGGTTACTTCCTTTATTGGAAACAAAAAAAGAGTTTGAAAAATTTATAAAAATTAAAAATGGTGAAAGTTATGAAAGTGTTTTCAAATAAATCTGTTTTTGAATATAGAAAAAGTATATGTGATCAATGTGAATATAAAACTAATCTAAATCGTTGCTCACTATGCGGTTGTTTTCTATCTTTAAAACAAAGATTTGACAATCAATCTTGTCCGATTTTAAAATGGGGAAATAATTATAATTCTTGGTCTATAAATACATAAAAATTCATTCATATAGAAAAACGATGGCACACTTTGCACAACTAGATGAAAACAATGTGGTAACTCAGGTCATTGTAGTTGCCAATGAAGATACTTCGGACGTAAATGGGAACGAAGTAGAAGAAATCGGCGTAGCATTCTGCAAGAAACTTCTGGGTGCTGATACCAACTGGAAGCAAACCTCATACAACAATACCTTCCGAGTACGTTACGCAGGGATTGGTTATAGTTTTAATGCAGAACTGGATGCTTTCATTGCACCAAAGCCCTTTGAGTCTTGGGTTCTTAACACTGAAACCGCTGACTGGGAATCACCAGTTGGTCCTGCTCCTGCACTCACCGAAGCAGAGATTGAAGCACGTTCATTCTACCGTTGGGACGAAGAAGGTGGTGCCTGGGTTCTAGAAACACCAGAAGAAACACCTGCCGAATGATACTCAGAGGGGAACACCACCCCTCTTTTTTTATACTAAATAATAGCAACGCAGATCGTCTATAAATCAATGCCCCTTATCGGCAATCCTTATGTCGTTGGAGATACGACAGGAAACTTTAAGAAACTTGATAATCTTTCGTCATA